TGACGGGGTGACACCGCTTTCCCCGTTTGCGCAGTCTTTGAACATGGCACTGGGGCAGGTGGTTGTGAAAGTCGTCGATGCTCAGGCACGATTCATGCGCGCAAGGTTGCCGGATGACGTATTGCAGTGGCTGACCAGAGGTCTGCCTGCGCCCACGACTGAAATGAGTAATCCGTTGGCGAATTACCAGCCTGCGCATACCTGGGTCGATGCACGCGGCTATCGGCTCAGTGATCGCATCTGGCAAACCAGCATCGCAACGCGCAGCCGGATCGACGCACTGCTGGCAGATGGTATTCGCAGTGGGCGCAGTGCGTTTGACATGGCGCGCGATTTAGAACCGTTCCTGCTGCCCAATCGCGCCAATCTGAGAACAAACAAGCCCTATGGAACCAATGCCAGCTTCGATGCCATGCGCCTGGCACGCAGCGAGATCAGCAGGGCGCATTCCTGGGCAACTTACGTCAGCGGGGCGTTTAACCCGTTCGCAGACGGTTTAGATTGGGCATTGTCTGCTCGCCATCCGAAGATTGACATTTGTGACAAGTTCGCCACCATCGGGATGGACGGCTCGCGTATTCGTGAACCCTATCCAATGAACGCGGGATTTGTGCCGCTCGTACTGGTGGACTCCCATCCACAATGCCTTTGCGTGAATCGTCTGTACGCTTCGCTCAGTACGGGCGAAGTGGTCGAACAACTGCGCCAGCAGATGAAGACCGGCGCGCCGCCGCCGCTGACTCCAGCCAATCGGCTGCCGCTTTTGCAACTCATTCTCGGCGCGGCATTTGCTCAGTGGGTAAGCAACAAAATAGATGAGGCTGCATAAACCATGAGGAATAAAGTCATCCTTGCGGGAATACCTGTTACGCTCGCGCTGATCGCTGCTGGCGGATGGACGCTTTACCGCTGGCTTGCGCGCCAGGAAGAATCGTTTAAAGCTGCCGACATTCTTTACGATCTGCTATCTGATAAGGTTGGAACAATCAGCCAGGTGATCGTGACAGGGAAGGTGGTCACTGTTGAATATGTTTGTTCAGACATCCGCCATGTGTTTGCGCAGGCACGCTGGAAACAGATTGCCGGACTGATTCAGAATGCGGCTGTTGTTGATGTAAATCTCGTGCGCCTTATCATTCGCGGGCAGCAGCAGGTGCTGCTGGCGCAAATTGACATCAGTCCAGCCGGGTTATTGGTGCTGTCTATCAACAATCAGCCTCCTCTGGTGCAGGAATAGGTGAAACGTGGAAGTCAAAATCATTGAGTATCCTATTGCGTATACAAACACAATGAAGGGCGACAGCCTGGCACAGATGCAGGCACGATCCGAAGCCGCCAGGTTGCAGATCGAGCAGTTGATCAAGGCGGGTTGGAAAGTCTCTTCACGATCCAGCAGCACCAATCCCGACCTGATTATCATGAGCGTTACTTTGCAAAAATCAGGTGAGCTGAGCACGCTGCGCTGTCGCTACTGTAACCGGATTCTGTGCCGTGTCGAAAGCTTCACAGCCATCGAAATTCTGTGCAGTCGCTGCAAGAGCATGAACACATTCCCGTAGACTTCACAAATTAGAACATATGTGATATAGTTTTTTGAGAGCGAACGCCCAGAGCGTCATAGGGGGTTCGCTCTTTTTGTTTGCGCAGGGGGTGGGGCACAGATGCCGTATTACAACGTGCTTTTCGCCAATGCTCCGTCGCTGGTCGAACTGCAAAATCAGCTTCGCCGGGAACTACCTGCCGGGTCTACGTTTACCGATCCGGCGACGTTCCACATTACCCTGCTTTATGTCGAAGACGCAGTTGATGCTGATCTGAATGATGCTTTCGTTGCTGCCGATCTGCCCGTGTTTGGCATCGGTGGCGAATGGGTTTCCACCATGCCCCCGCGCAACATGGGACGCGATGACGGGATGCAAGCTCAGGTGCCGGTGGTGCTGCGCGTCAAAGCTTCACCTCAACTGGTGTACCTGCAATCAGCGCTGTTTTACCGCCTTCAGGCGCGCGGCGCAAAGATCAGCAAATATCATTACCCGGCGAGTTATAGACCTCACATCACACTCGCCTATGTCCCGGCAGCGCCGGATCGCGATCTCTGGCTTGATGCCGACATTCACCTCGAAGTCAATCGCTACGCACTCACTGAAGAGGGTGATTTCACCCCCGTCGCCGAGTGGGGTTTACTGGAAACCGTACAGGTGCGCGAAATGAGCAATCTGACCCTGACCGATAGCGAGCAGATCATCAACGGGAAGCGGAAACTCACGCTGACCTGTGTGAGTGAAATGCGCGGGAAATATCCTGACATCAGGCTGCCGGACGATGTGAACACCGAGTCGATTCGGTCACGAGGCTTTAAGTTCGTCACACTGCCAGTGGGTCAGATTAACAGCCAGAGCCGCAATGGGCGCAGCTACCGAGAGGCGGCAATGCGCCGATTTGCTGAGCAGATTAACCAGAAGCGCCCTGAAGGTAACTGGGGGCATATTCCCGAAACGATGCTGTCCACCCATTACAGCAACCCGCCGATTCGCTGGCTGGCATCCCAGATTGATGATCAGGGGGTCGTCTGGGCAAAGGGGCTGCCACTCACCAAAGAATCCCAGGACTATTTCGAGCTTGCCCGCGACACCAACGCGCGTGTTGGCACGTCCCTAGCTGCTTATGCCCAGATGGATGGGGACGATGTGCTCGACCTGGAACTGATTACGCTTGATCTCGCCGATCCCGCGCGCGTCGGCGTTCCTATGACAGCATCTGTTCCTGTGCTGTCCACCGAAATGGGCGACCCGGATCGCCAGGCGGTTGTTCCTGTTGCAGAGAGCGCCATTGAGGGCGAGCAACGGGCGGAACATGTGTCTTTACTTAGCGAACAAAAAGAGGGAAACCTGATGGGCGATAAGCCGGAACTCACCGCTGAGATGGCGCGTGAGTTGCAAGACCAGATTGACGCCCAGCGGCGTCGCATCCGCGAATTAGAAGAAGCCGGCGCAGACCTGCAAAGCATCTGCGAACTGTTCAACGTCGAAAAGGGCAGCGACCCTGTGCGGGCGATGCGCCGGGTGAAAGAACAGCTTGAAGATATGCAGCGCGAGTCAAGCGAACTGCTCGAAGAGAGCATGGTCGCCGCCGTCGCCAACGCCGTCAAACTTGAAGGGGCGCGCGACATCGTGCTCGAAATGGTGAAGGCGCACAAGCCAGTCACTCGCAAAGCGCTGACCCGCGCACTTGATGACGTACTGGACAAGTCCGCCATCAAGGCGCTGCTGAAACAGCAGCTTGCGGAAGAGATGGGTCCGCCGCAGGGACGCCCCGCCAGCAAGCAAGCTCAGTCCGCCGAAGAACCTGGCAGCGCCTGGTTCGATGAAGACGAAGAGGCATAAGCGATGGTTGACACTGGCAAGCTCACTTACAAAGAGAGCGACGGTCAGGCAGTCACTGTGCGTGTGACCTCGACCGTAGAGTCCAACCAGATCGCCTATGTCGAAGGCTTTTTGGGGATTGTGCAAGAGGCGGCGACAAGCGGCGACTACACGGCGCTGGATATTTCCTTGCAGGAATTTCAGTTCACTGTCCCGGCTGGTTTGTCTGTCAGCAAAGGCGATACGGTCTACATCACGACCAACGACCTGACCGGACACGTCCCGGACGACACCGGCTACAGCACCAGTTCGGGTGCAAACAAAATTCGCCTGTTCCGTGCCACGTCGAACAAAGACGCCAATAACATGGTCACGGGCATTCTGCTGGGGGGCTTGAACTTATCATGATCATCGTCAGCCGCGAGATGCGGCGCAAGGAACGTCCCCATAAGAAATGGCGGAAGGGCTTCAACCTCGCTGATCACCTGCGTGAGGTGAAAGACGACGCCAATGGCGGCGGCAAGGTCTACGAGTTCATCGGCGCGAAGGACTTCAACAAAGCCTTCTACGAACGCCAGCGCTATGAGGTTGATGCCGGGCGCGATCAAGAGCCGGTGCTGTACGACGCGATCTACAGCGTCGTCACGGACTCCGCCTTGCCCAAAAACATCTCGGTCTATCGTCTCGGACCGGGCGGCGTCATCTTCGAGGAAGTGAAGGAAGGCGGCGAAGTCAAGTTCGCTACTGTCGGAGAGTCCAACTTCACCATCCCGCTCAAGCGCTATGCGTTCGGGCTGGAATACAACGATACCCTCGTCGAATTCAATGAAGTCTGGTCGATGGCACTGGTCGAACGTCAGGCGGGGCAGGCTTACAACGCGCTGCTCAACCATGTGCATTTCACGCCGATCCTCAGCTTCGCCTACGGCGCAGACAACAAGACCGACGGCACGACCATCACATTCGACGCTAACGAGAAGCTGGCAGGCAAGTACCTGCGCACGCTGGAAAATGCGATCACGCATGGCACGGACGACGCCATCAACCCGCGCCGGGGACCCTACGCACTGATGTGCAGCACCCGCGACTACTTCACCTGGCTGCGCGCTCTGAACCCAGCCAATACGCAAAACGATGTGACCACGCAGACCTCTGAGGTTCTGGGCTTGGTCAGCAACATCATCGTCTACAACGGCTGGAGCGGCACGCGCGGCAAAAAGACGGTGCAGTACAGCGGCGTGACGGCAGGTAAGTCCTACCTGATCGACCTGAGCCTGCGCGAACGTCATTTCCAGAGCTACTTCAAGTACCAGCTGCGCTCGCGGTCGGGCAACCCCAACGTGAGCAAGTTTGTGCTTGATCAGACGGTCTGGGACACCTGGTTCGGCGTCTATGCAGACCCGGCAGGCGCAGTTGAAGAAATCGCACTGCCAGCGGCAGGCAGCTAAATGCTGCTGAACGTGTTTGCCCCCGATTGGACACTGGCTGAGAGTTACGGGCGTATTGCCCGTGAACTCTCAGATCATCTGGAAGCGCTTGGCGTTGAGGTGAATCGAGTAGGGATCAATTCGCCGCAGCGCCACCTTCGCCCGTGCTTCGGCGGTTTGCTACTTGCCTACCCAACCAACTTTTACAAGTTTGGCTCAATGGCATCGCAGGGACCGCGCATCGCTGTGACTATGTTTGAAAGTACCGCGCTGCCGGACGGGTGGGTTGAGGTGCTGAACCAGATGGACGCAGTGATTGTGCCGTCGCGCTGGCTGATGGATGTCTTTCATAATGCCGGTGTGACAGTGCCACTGCACTGCGTGCCGTTGGGGGTGAGCAGCGCTTACCAGTATGTCGAGCGTGACCATCGTGCCCGTCCATACACGTTCCTGGCGCTGGGGGATCGTGGGCGGCGCAAAGGCTGGCACATCGCCGGGTTTGCCTTTATGCGCGCTTTCGGGGAAGACCCGAACTACCGTCTCATTTTCAAGACGCGCCCCGGTTCCATGATGTTCGCCCTCGGCAATGCCAACATGGGCATCATCGAGGGCGAATTCAGCGATGAAGAAATGGCAGCGCTGTTTGAGGAATGCGATTGCTTCATCAACCCCAACGCAATGGAGGGCTTCGGTCTCGCGCCGCGCGAATTTGCTGCAACAGGCGGCATCAGTATCGCAACCAACGTCGGGGGCACCGCAGACGACATAGCGCACTGGGGGTTGCCCATCGCAGTTGAAAGATGGGAGTCTGCCTGGGCAGGTGAACCGAAGCTTGAGGGGCTGGGACAATGGGCGGTGCCGGACGTGAACGATCTGGCAGCCACCATGCTTCATGTGGCACGTCATCGGGACTTCTACGCAGAGCGTGGTCAGGTTATGGCTGAATACGTCCGCACGCGGTATTCCTGGCGCGCATTTGCCGAGCAGGTGCTGGCAATCTGGAACAAGGTCTATGAGCGACGTTACTCTGCGGCGTAAGCGCTTCCGGTCAACTGTTGGCGACCCAGACGGCGCAAAAAGAGTCTTCGGCGACGATGAAATCGACGATTGCTTCGCCGAAGCCGAAGAAATGTACCCCGGCGCTGCTGAAGTCGTGATCCGCGCCCAAGCTGCCATCATCGGGTTTCGCCGCCTGCTTGCCAATCAAGCCAAATTCGTCAGCTACAGCCAGAACGCTGCCAGTGAGCAGCTTTCGGATGTCTTCCGGCACATTGAGCGCTTGATTCAACAGCAGGAAACCCAGCGCGACGAAGCGTTGAGCAACAGCGGCTCGACTGTGTTGTTTGCTAGTATCGAAAAGCACCCACCGCGCTATAAGGAATACCCGGATGCCTGATAACGCACTGTGGATGAATGCCGGGGTGGATGGGATCGACTCGAAGCACCGAGCCGTGCGCGCCTGGATGCGCATTCTGCGCCACCCAACAGAGATTGTTGTCTACCGCAGCGGGGTAGCACGTTCAGCACAAACGGTGCGGATTGAACTCAGCAGCGGCGGTGGGGAACAGAGTGGCGATACGGCGAAAGTCGGCGTTCAGTCTGTGGTTGTTTACGGCATTCAAGGGCATCCCACCGAATTGGACACGGATTTGGCACGCGGTGACAAGTTCGTCTGGAGCGGCAAGGAATACGAAATCACCACACTGCTCAACCCGCCGGGCGAAGTGCAGGCGTTTGGGGATGCGCGTTCATGAGCTTCTGGGATGTGCCGCCGGATCAGGTCTTCCCTGAGTTTTTCAATCAGGAACTGGCAAGGGTTGAGCAGGCAATCTTTCAGCTTTGCCAGCGCTATGTCGTCGAGATTGAAACATGGATGAAGGCAAACGCAAAGTGGCAGGACCGGACAGGCAATCTACGCCAGTCGCTGTACGCACAGGTTGAACAGTTTACGCGAGAGATTGTGCTCAGTTTTGATTATGGGCTTGAGTACGGGTTCTGGCTCGAATTCGCCAACCAGGGACGCTACGCCATCATTGCACCAGCACTGGACGAATTCGCCCCGAAAATCATTGCCGACATCCAAAGGCTGCTGCAATGAGCTACGCCCAGACCATATTCGCCGTCCTCGATGCTGACAGCACCTTCAAGGCGCTGCTGACGGGGGGCTTCTACGTACAGCGCAATCTGGGCGAAAACGGCATCAGTCGTGCCGGGACTCCTGGCGCATATGATGCCGTCAGTGGCTTCTTGAAGCCGTGTGCTGTGGTGCGAGGGCGGGCAATTGTGCCTTTCGGCGGGATACGTGATGTTGCCACGCAGTACCAGACTGTCAGTCAGATTATCGAGCTTTGGCTTTATGACAGCGCTGGCTGGGACGTGATTGAGCAGGCGGCTCAGCGCGCCTACAGCCTGCTGCATGAACAGCGGATCGTCGAAGGGTTCGGCATCCGGGAAACCAATCGCATTGATGAAGCGCGTGCGCCGGAACTCGGTGATGTACCGATGGCGCGGCGTGATTACCAAGTCATAGGGAAGGTCAGCAATGTTTAGTTTTGGTGGTCCTCAGTTTGGTCTGCGCGAAGGCAAGCTCGCGCGCTGGCTGCCGGGCGGCGGCTTTGGCGCGAACGTGAATATTCCGTCCATTCAGGTGCTGTCCTACGAAGCGGTCGTCACCAATCAAGACCTGAAGGGCAATGACAAGTTGACAGCAACAGCCAGTCGGATCGAAGCGGCAAATGTGACCTTCCGCTTCGGGTCTATTTCGCTGGAAGTGCTGGAAGCCATCACCGGCAATGCGATGCAGAGCAGCGGCAGCGGGGCAAGCGCCTATCGTTTTGTTCCTCTTACCAACCGCCGCTTGCCCTACTTCGGCGTGTCTGGCAAAGCTGCGTCGGAAGAAACCGAAGGTGAAACGCATATGTTCGCCCCGAAGTGCAAGGTGGTCGGCAATTTCACCCTGCGCTTCGAGCAGGATAACTTCAGCATCCCTGAACTGTCGTGCCGGGCAATTGCCGACGACAACTATAAGGACGCTGATGGCAACGACTGGGTGTTTGCACCCATCGAATACGCCAGCGCAAAAGCAGTCAGTCTGCCTCCGCACGGCTTCTAACCCGCGCTCACTTCGGATAATCCGAAGTGAGCAGCCAAATTTCACAACACCGCCCGTTACACTTATCTTCACACAAATATGAAAGGATGCACTATGTCGGCAATCTCAGCCAAAGAATGGCGCGAAGCGTATGAACAGGGCGTGGAAATCACGCTGCCGAGCGGGATGACAGCGGCAATCCGCCCCGTCAGCATGGAATTCTTCATCCGCCAGAGCCGGATGATTGACAGCCTGACTCCTATCGTGGATCGCCTGATCAAACAGGGGTCGGTTGAATTCAACGAAGAAACCAGCATCGAAGAACGCCTGCAATATATGGAAATGCTGTCCGTGTTTGCCCGCGCGTGTTTTGTCAGCCCGCGCATTGCCCCGCCGGATCGTGAACCCAACGAAGACGAAATCACCATCGAAATGGTGACGCTCGAAGATCGCCAGTTTGTCTTTCAGTTCATGGGTCAGCCCGCACGGGCGCTGCGCAACTTTCGTCAGTTCCAGACAGAACCTCTGGAACATTTACGCACTCTCCAAAGCGACGGGGAAGGCGCCGAGCGAGGTGATGCAGATCAGCCAGTGGGCGGCGGCGATGCTGGGGATGCCGTCTGATTGGTGGACGGCTGTCCAGTTTGACTCAGCGGTGATCCACTTCGGCTCGTGGGTCGAAAGCAAGCTGAGCGAATACGATTATCAGGCAAAGCGTTACCACTATACGCTGGATGAACTACTCGATGATGCGCCGCCCCTGCCAGGGTGGGGGGCGGTAAAGCACATGCTGGGTTCGGGTCGCCGCATCGAAGATTGACAAAAGCATAGAAATTCTGTGCTAAAATAAGCACAAGAGCGAACGCCCGGAGCGTCAGGGGCGTTCGCTCTTTTTGTTTCCTCAGGCGAATTGAAGCAGATGGTAGACCCGAAGAGCGGACAATCATCCGGCGTAGCAACCGGGCGTGTGACCATCGACACGTCCGGCTTTACGCGCGCGCGCGAAATTGTTGTCAGCGCTTCACGAGCGATGGCTCAAGCGCCGCAGGCGATTGTCAACTCAACCAGGATTGTCGCAAGCGCAGTCAGCAGTTCGCTTTCTTCCGTTGCCAATTCGTTCCGCCAGGCAGAGGCTGCTGCAAAGGCGTTCGCAGCGTCCGACCTCGGCACTATCCAGCGCGGCGTTTCCGGGCTTTCACAAAGCTTTGCTGGTGTCAGCATTGCAGCTGCCGCGTTTAACACGGTCGGCATCACCCAGGCGCAGCGCCTTCAGCGTATCAACGGTCTGTTTGTCGTGCTGTCCCAATCGGAGCAGCTTGCGCAGCAGCGCCTGGAGCAGCTTCGCCAGACGGCTGAACGCACCGGGCAACCGTTTCTCGACCTGGCAGAAAGCGCGCTCGCAATCCTGCCGGCGGTCGGGCGCGCCAATGTTGATCTTGAGCAGACCGTATCCATCATCCAGCGCCTGGCAGTACTTGACCCAGCGCAGGGTGTCGAAGGCGCGGCATTTGCCGTGCGCGAATTGCTGGGCGGCACTGCCACATCGCTGGTCGCGCGTTTTGAACTTTCGCGCAATCAGATCAATGCACTGCTGGCAGAAGCGGGGGATGACCCGGCTGCCATCATCGCCGGGCTGGATGCGCTTGTCAACAACCTGGGTCTGACTCAGGAAGCTTTTGATACGCTCAGCAGAAGCGGCGCAAATGCGTTCAACCGTCTGCGCGGCGCAGTGGATGAAGCCTTTGCGACTGCTTTCACGCCGGTGCTGAACGAAACCATTATCCCGCTGGTCGAAGAATTCACGCGCTTTATCCAGCGCCTCAACGAAACCAACCCTGAGTTGCTGCAAGTCGCAGCGACTGCATCCATTGTGGTTGCAGCACTTGCCCCGCTTGGGTTTGCGCTGAGCCAGATCATTGGTGCATTTGGTGCACTGCGTGCAGCCGCTGCCTTCGTCGGCACAGGTCGCATTGGAGTCGGTCTGGCGGCGTTCGGCGGGGTTCAGCTTGGGCTTGCCGGGGCGCAGGCGCTGGCTGACAGCGGCGTCCGGTCCGGCGATCTGGGGCGGGTCGCCGACGGCGAAGACCCCGGCGCAATCCTGTCTGAGCGCCTGAATCAGATCATTGTGATTGTGGTCGATGCTCTGATTGAAATCGCGCGCCAGATCACTATCGGCGGGGCGTTTGTGTTCAACGCCTTCGAGAATGTGGGCGCAAGCCTGACCGTTGGTGTGTCTATCATTCAGATCGGCTTTGGCAAGATCGAAGAGGCGTTCGGCGGCGTCCTGATCGGAATCGCCGATGCGCTGGGGGGCTTGTTTGACACCACCGCGCTGCGCCAGGCAGGTGGCGAACTGACCAATCTTGGTCAACAGCGCCAGCTTGAAGCTGCGCAGGCAGCGCTCGATGCATCGGCTCAAATCGCCACTGGCTTTGAACAAAAAGTATCTGACATCAATGACGCTTTTGAAGAAGCCCGACGCACCATTCTTGGGGGACTAGTCAATTTTCTGTTCCCCGAACAGCGTGCGGAAGAAGTCGATCAAGAGCGTGCTGCGCAGGGGATTGATCTGCAAAACAACGCGCTGATTCAAGCGCTTGGCGGCTTGGTCAGTTCGCTGGAACAAATACAGCCGGAACTTGCAAGCATTCAGCGCGAATTCGCTGCTGAAAGCCGGCGCATCGCTGCTTCAAGGGGTCTGCAAGACCAGCGCGAAAGCCTGGACTTTGACCGGACTCGCGGGCGCGAAGTGTTTGACTTTCGTCGCCAACAGGCGCGCGCAGATCAGGATCAGCTTGCTCGCGAGCGTGAGCAGATCGCGCGAATCGCAGACATTCAAGGCGAAGCGAATCGTGAGCAAATTCAGCAGCTGCTCGATTTCAACCGCGAAAGTCAGCGACTTGCTGAAGACCACGAACGCCGTTTAATCGACATTCAGCGCAGCACGGACATCGCCATTGAGGATGCCATCGCCGAGGGCAATGGCACCGCTGCCCAGCGCGCGGTACGCGATGGCGAAGAACGCCTGAACGCAGAAACTGAGCAGTACAGCATTCAGCGCCAGCGCCGGGAAGAAGATTTTCAGCTTCAGCTTGATAGTCTGCGTGCGCAGACAAGTGCTCGCCAGCAGGCTGCCATTCAGGAACTGGAACTCTCTCGCCAGCAGTACGCCGCTCAGCGCACATTGCAGGAAGAAGAATTTCAACTACGCCTGGCGCGCGAGGACGAAGATCGCGCCATCCGCCTGGCGCGCCAGGCGGAAGACCGCGCCATTGAAGACGCGGCACGCGCCGAACGCCTGCAAGCGCAGCAGGCTGAAATTGTCGCTCAGGCAAACCTCTTGCAGCAGGGACTCGAAGTGTCGCGATCCTTCTGGCAGGGAACCGTTGACCTGGCGTCCCAAGCGGCGCAGTCCATTTTCAATGCGTTCAATCAGCAGCAGGCATTAACCGCTCGATCTGCCGGCGCCGCAGCAGGTCGAGCAGTCAGCAATGCTGTCAATTCCATCGGCGGATTGCTGGGCTTCGCCGGGGGCGGTGAACCCCCTGTCGGGCAGCCGGTGCGCGTCGGCGAGTTCGGACCGGAAACCGCCGTCTTTACCAGCCCGGTGCGCATTTACCCCAACGGCGCGCAGCCTGCAAGCGGGGGTGTGGCTGGAACCGGCATCAGCATCGGCAACATCGACCTCAGCGGTTGGGTCGTTCCGGCAGGGATGGACGCGCGTGAAATCGCTGAAGAAGTTGAAACTCGAATCGTCAACAACCTTGCAGCTCGACTGCGCCAGCAAAACATGCAGCGTGGCTCGCTGTGAATCCGCTCACTTCGGAAAATCCGAAGTGAGCGCTTGTTTGAGGGATGATCATGAGCGTCTTTAAGATTGCTCCCAATCACAACAACATCGCCGGGTTGCTTACACTGCCCGAATTAAATCCGCCGCTGTTTGACCTTTACACTGCCGGCATTGTCGCCAGCGAGTGGCATCCCTACGAGTCCCGCGAACGCGACGGCGACCGCAACTGGCGCATCATCGGCAGACCCTGGACAAAGCTGCTGCTGCCTATCGTCACGCCGGAAGAATATCAGGAATTCGTCCTGCTCGCAGACACCGGACAGCAGCAGGGGTTGGTCACAATCCAGGAATGGAACAAGACCGCAAACCTGTGGCAAATCTTCAACGCCACACTCGAACTGCCTGATGACCGCGAGCGCCGCTGGCGCTATGGACACAAAGAATTTCAGGACGTTGAAATCTTCTTGTATGACCTTGAGGTGATCGCGTGACCGCCGTACCTGCCCCTGATCTGGTGAAATACCGTACCTTCCCGCAGACCGTGAAGCGCTATCTGTCCGTCGCGCCGCGCACGGCGGTCTTCCAGGCGCAGGTAAACGGCGCAGCGTCGAAAGACTCAAAGTCCAATGGGATTTATGCGCTGAATTTCGATAATGTCACGCTTGGCGCATACACAGACATTTCGCCGGGGATGACCGTTGATTTTGGTACCACCGCAGGGGCGCGCGACATCGGATCGGCGCGCGTGCGCAAAGCTGCCACCTCATCAGTGCTGTATATCGGTGAGGTGGCAGCTGCCGACGTGCCAGTCGCTGACAATCACTACATCACTGTGCGCAATGAGCGCCAACTCTGGCAGGTGCCGCCGCGCTTGGTCGGGACACAAAACAGCCAGGGGTACACCAACAGCTACACCGCATATCGTGACTACGACCTCACCTACAGCAGCCAGAACAAGAACATCGGCGCGGTTGTCAACATCACCGGCAGGATTGCGGGTTATGTCGATCCAGGGCAGACCTATCGCACAGTCGTGCTGGACAGCAGTCTGTCGTATGCCATCACTGGCTCGATCACGCTGCGCACCTGGGCAGTCGGCGACGGCACTATCACAGTCGGCGATGTAAACAGCACAACCATCACCGTGCGGTTCCCCGCCTCAAGCACGTTTCGGTATATCGCGCTCACTGTCGTCGCCGACGGGGTGAGCCGGACGCGCTACTACCCAATCTTCGTCCATGACGCTGCGCATACGCCGATCACCAACTTTGACGTGACCCGGCAAGAATGGAACGGCGCGTGGTCAATGGGCTTTGAACTGTTTGGACAGCCGGGGCAAGCCAATGAAGCTGTCATCCCCAAAGGTGCGCTCATTGTCTACTGGGAAGAAGCAGCCTTTGGTGACGATCCTGCCCCAGACAGCTATGTCGGCGAATTCATGGGTTGGACGCTGCGCGATACACTGACTCTGCGTAAGTATGACGACCGGTTGCTGCTCGAAGTCGGCGGACCTGGTTTGTGGCTGGATCAGTGGCGCGGGTTTGAAGAAACGCTGCGCACCAAGTCAACCCCTGGCAAATGGTACGAAATGGACGGTGTGACTGTTGATAAGGTGCTGCACTACATCCTGCGCAGCTTCACCAACTATCTTGACCTGTGCAATTTCCACTGGGCGGGCGTGACTCATCCCGACAAAGCGATTGCAATTCCCAGCGGAACAGTGTTCCGCCAGATGACCGATCTCGCCAAGCGTTATTACGGCTCAGTTGGCTTTGATATGCACGGTGGTTTGTGGCTTCGCCAGCACTTTAGCTATCTGACAACAGATCAACGCGCAGCGCGGGGCAACGTAGTCAGTCTGACAACCGCCGACTGGAAATACCAGCCAGGGCTGACTCTCAACCGCGAGCGCCTGCGCAACGTGGGGTGGGTAAAAGCCAGCGGCAGTTACTACACAGGTGGCAAACAACGTGTGCTGCACGCTCGCGCGCCAGGGCTGCGCGATGCGTATGGCAGCAACCGTGAAGAGGCGCCATTTCAGCATTTACCAGTATCCAATGCGCTGACTGAGCTGCTGCGCCTGACCGGGCATCACTGGGCAAGGCTGAACAATCCGGTGCCGTCAGCACGCTATGAGATGGTCGGTAATTTTGCCTGTATCGAACCTGCCTGGAATGAGCCGGTCGCGCTGAGCTACAGCCACAACAGCCTCACCGACGACACGATCACCAGTGAGCAGTATATCGTCACGGCAATGAATATCAGACATAGCAATCAGCGTGGGGAAGCGCCCAAAACCATCACTGTTACGGTAGAAAAAGTGACCAGTGGCGAAAAGGCAGAGCAGTACAAGCCGACTGCGCCCAAGAATAGACCTTTTACCGTACCCGATGTCAGCCTCACAGTGCCGCAGATCAATTTCCCGCCAATTTTTGCAGGCGATCCCATTATTACGCCCACAGGCAGCAACAATGTCGCGCTGCTGATGAGTTCACGCCGCTTACATCGCACCAGTGGCTTTTTTGACTCGCCAACCTACGATCAGGTGACATTTTCAACCCGCAACAATGCCGGACCGCGCGACAGCGTGGTTGATCCAAAGAATCCCGTCGGCGGATGGTTTATCACACAATACAGCATCTACTATATTCAGGATGCGTTTGCAGACGTACCGGTACTGACTGAGCAGTTTGTCATTCCAACAACGTATTCCTGGGTCAGCAGCAGTCTCGATTTTAGCTTTGGGGCAGGTGGCGCGGGTTTATACGGGGTGGCAACGTGGTCAGATGATGGGCGACCCGTTTATTCCGCAGTGACAACCGATGGTGTCAACTGGACTGAATTAGCATCGCCAATCTCAGCTAATAACACTGCTTTTGGCAGTGGTGCAGTCTTTATTGACTCCCGAACTGGAAGTGCCTATGCCAGCGCCCCCATCAGCAGCAATCGCTACCCGCTCTTTAAGCTGGCGCTGGGAGCAAGTGCCTGGACACAGGTTGGAAATACGACCAATCTGGTTGATAACTCAAGTTTTGGCTCAAACATGGGCTGCATTGTCATCCCCTATGCGGACACAGATGGAAACACAGTGTTCTACGAAGGCAACTTTGAGCTTCGCCGGGGCAGCCTAAGCGCAAGCGGCACTGAAACCGACATCACGCCCGTCGCCCAGGCAGTTCCTAGCGTGCGCAACGCAATGTCGTTTGCACCAGGCAACAAAAACATTATGGCTGTGGTCGGAAATACGCCGTCGCCTAATCTTAGATCGGGTATCTGGATCACCAGCAATGCTTACGCGACAACACCTACCTACACCGAAATTCGAGCACTTGAATTTGGTTCCTTGTGGAGACGATGTGCCCTGCGTGATGAGTTCGACGTGTTCTTTTGGGGGGATGACACACTTGTAGGCTACTGGGACGGATCAAGCCTCAGCATTAAATCAGGGAATATTCCAGCAAACTCGGACAACGTAATAGGGATGTTTTTCAGATGACCTATGAGGAAATTGCAACCGCGCTCATGAGCGACGGCGAAAAAGAATACCTGGAAGGCTTTCTCGGCGGCGAAGACGACAATGGGAACTACGCTATCGAAATTGCAGGTGAGCGCCAGATGGTCTACGCACGCACGGATTCAGCGCAGTATGAAGCGCGAAATCTCGGCGTGCCTATCTCGCCGGATTATCCGGTCAAAATCTACACCAATACCTATCCACCCTATGTGAAACCAGACGATACCCGCCTGAATGACTACATTGACGAAACGGATGAAATTGTATCCACTGTCGGTCCGCACTCGCATGAGCCAGGGCAGGGCTTGTTTGATTTCGTCTCGACTCGCCGCCTGCGGGAACTGATGGTCGTCGTCACCAATCCGCCCAGCCTGTCTGTCGAAGTATTGCCAGGCAAATATTTCAACAGTGCAGGTCAAGAAGTTTGGTTCAATGGCGGCACCATTGATCTCACCAGTTATATTCCAACAGTGGCGGATACATGGTGCTGGTGCAAGATTGGCATTGATGACGACGCCGAATTAATCGCCGCTGCCGGAACCGGGCAATCTATAGTTGTTGATCTTACGCCAGCCCATCTTGCGGAAATCTTGATGCTAAACGCAGTCAGTCTGGCAGGCGTTCGCTTGACCAACGGCATGATCGCGATTGACAACGAACGCCTCTTTCTTGATTGGCGCTTTATCTTCCAGCGGGTGCAGAGCGGAATTGACGCTGCGATCCTCAAAGTGCCGAACGTATCAGGCGCCAATAAAATCACATCCAGCAGTGATCTGGTTGCTTTCGTTGTCCAGGCGCATAACGATGCGCAGACAAACTACCCTCTTGTTGTCGAAACAGCAGCAGGGGATGCCGCTTTCGCAGTGACAGCACGCGGCGCTATTCTGGTCAACCTCGACAGTAGGGACGCGCCAAGCACCTTCAGCGGAATGACCCTTCCTGTCCTCTACGTTAATCCGCTGATGGACAACCTCGGTATCGGTCACGCCGCGCCAGACGACTCGGCAGTTCTGGACATCGCCTCAACCACCAAAGGTGTGCTGCTGCCACGCATGACCACAAGTCAGCGAAACGCCATTGTATCGCCAGCAGCAGGTCTGTTCATCTACAACACGACGACAATGCAATGGAATTATTACGATGGGTCAACATGGGTTGTCGTCGGTGCCGGCGGCGGCGGCGGCGGCGGAACGCTAGATGTCACCAAAGACACGCTGCAAACCAGAACTGTACTGTACGATAACACGTTAGGCTCGGCAGGTTCGTGGGATGTCTCCTCGATTTCGCAGGATTACGATTACCTTGAAATTGAGTTATACGCGCGCAGTACAGCGGCAGCGGATGCTGATATTATTTACATGTATTTCAATAACGACACGACAGCCGCCAATTATCGGTCAGGTTTCAGTGGGGGCGGCTCTAATCCTTCGGATACCGCTACCGATACGCCGCGTATCGCGACCGTCGCCGCTGCCAGCAGCACAACAGACGACTTTGCGCCGACACGTATCATCATCCCCGAATACAGAGGTTCGCGGCGCAAGCAATCGTATTCTATCGGCAGCGCGCGCCGAACAGGGTCGATTATTCAGGTGTTTTCCACAACGACAAACTGGGAAAACACCGCCGCCATTAACCGAATTACCATTCAGACAGACAATAACCCGACCGATCAGTTTGTCGCCGGGTCAAGGCTGATCATTGTTGGCGTCAAGGA